GCAGGCTGGGACCGGGTTCTCACGATGGACGAGGTGGACCGGATACTTTCTCAAGACCTTGGCCGGTTTGAGCGTGGTGTGGTTCGACTTTGCCCTGCTGCTGTTGGCCGTCAGGGAGTCTTCGATGCTCTCGTATCTTTTGCCTTCAACGTGGGCCTCGGCAATCTCCAACGCTCTTCCCTTCGGATGAAGACCAATCGGGGTGAGTTTGAAGAGGCGGCGGAAGAGTTCATGAAATGGACCAAGGCAGGGGGACGGGTACTCCCTGGTCTTGTCAAGCGCCGTCTGGACGAGCAGAGGCTATATTTGTCTTAATTAGGGTATAATCGTGCCCAAATAGTCTTGCCTGACTGGTAAGACGCGGGACTAAGGAGAGGTGTATGCCTGCGTCGATGACATTTACCAGTTTGCAAGTAGACATCCGGAACTACCTTGAAAGAGGTGGTGCGACGGACCCTATCGTTTATGAGCAGATCCCCCGGCTGATCACCCTAGCCGAGCGCCGGATTGCGCGTGAACTGAAAATTCAGGGATTCCAGACGGTGGTCAATACCACCATGCAGTCTGGGGTAGCGGTCTATCCAAAGCCGGATCGCTGGCGCGACACCATCAGCATCAACTTCGGCACCGGGACGAACAACAACGTCCACACGCCGGTTTTCCCGCGATCTTACGAATACGTCCGTAGTTACTGGCCGAATGAGACAACGACCGGCCAGCCGCTGTTTTATGCCGATTACGATTACAAGCACTGGATCTTCGTGCCGACCCCGGCTGCGGACTATCCGATGGAGATCCTGTACTACGAACTGCCGCCGCTGTTGGACGACACGAACCAGACCAACTGGCTGACCGAGTACGCGCCGAACCTGTTGCTGTACGGGTCGCTGGTGGAAGCCACGCCGTTTGTGAAGGACGATCAGCGCGTTCAGTTGTGGCAGACCTACTACGACCGGTCGCTGGCTGCGCTCAATGGCGAAGACCTCCAGAAGATCGTTGATCGGTCCACGAATCGCCGGGAGGCATAAGTGACTACTTATACAAACACCTTCGGTGGAACGAACATCTACCCGAGCGATGTCTCGTACCGCTATGTATCGCTGACGATTGATCAGGTTCTGGACTGGCCGCTTGAGTCTGCTCCGACCACTAATGTCGTTGCGAAGATCATGGACGTTAATGCGACGACTTCCAGTCTCGTCATTACGATGCCGAATGCGACCGAGGCCGGTACGGGCGAGACGGTTCTTTTTAACAACGTCGGCGCTAATACGTTCACGGTTAAGACCGCTACCGGCACCGTCATCTGCGCTCCGCAGTCGGGAACGACCTTTCAGATTTACCTGACCGATAACAGCACGGTTGCGGGTACATGGCGTTCGTTCCAGTACGGAGCTTCGGCTTCATCTACTAACGCGGCTGCACTGGCTGGCCTTGGCATCAAAGCAATTGCTACGACGCTCAACCAGTCGATGCCGGTTTCAACATTCAGCACCAACTACACCACTGGCACAAGTGATCGCGCTAAGGCGTTGGTATGGACGGGTGGTTCTGGTACGTTGTCGTTTAATGGCGCTCCAACCCTAGGCGGTGATTGGTTCGTCAATGTTCGTAACAGCGGTACTGGCGACTTAACGCTAAACCCGAATAGCTCTGAACTTATTAACGGCGTAAGCACGCTCATACTATCGCCGGGTGATAGTGCCATCGTTGTTACAGACGGCGCTGAGTTCTGGACTATTGGGTTTGGACAGTCTGCTGTCTATGCATTCAGTCTGCTTCAGATCGACATCTCTGGCAGCGGTAACTACACTCTGTCGGTTGCGGAGCTTAATAAGACGGCTTACGTTTTCACCGGAACTCTAACTGGTGATCGCGACGTTATTGTTCCGACCACTGTTCAGCAGTACTGGGTTAGCAACCAGACAACTGGCTCTTATCAGTTTGGAGTTAGAACAGCAGGGCAGGCAAGCCCTGGCGTTGCACTGGCTCAAGGCGCAAGAGCTATTTTTTATTGCGACGGAACCAACGTAGTAGACGCAGATACTTCTACGGTTTCCCTTCCGATTCAAATCAATCAGGGTGGTACCGGCGCAACAACGGCCAGCGGTGCAAGAACCAACTTGGGTGCCACGACGGTCGGTGATGCTGTGTTCACCGCAGCCAGTCAAGCCGCAGCCCAGATTGCCTTGGGGTTGAACCCCATTGAGGGCGGTACGTACTAATGCCGCTTCAGCCGGTCGTTGTTCGCTCTGAAGCCGGTATCAAGCGAGACGGTACCAAGTTTGAGGGCAACTTTTACGTTGACGGACAGTGGGTCCGATTTCAGCGTGGACTGCCTAGAAAGATAGGCGGCTATCGTGCGCTTCAAGATCGCTTGGATGGTATTGCTCGTGGTATGCATATCCACAACCATAATGCATATACATACGTGCACATCGGTACATCGGATGGCGTGTTTCGATTTCGGTTAGATCAAAACGGCCAGTCCAGTATTGTTACGAATCGCACTGATCCGAGTTACGTTGCGAACTCCAACAACATGTGGCAGTTCGATGTGGCGTATAACACCACAAACAACCAGAACGAGATTCTGGCGCATGTTGCTCCGAACGTAGCCGACATCTCTTCGGATGCCGCTGGCCAGTTGTATGTAGGCTTTGATAACGGCACCGCTCCGCTAACTCCGGTTCCGTCTCTGACCATCTCTGGCGGTATCGTTGCCTTGGCTCCGTATGTTTTTGCGTATGGATCAGATGGTTTCATTCAGTGGAGTCGCGCTGGCTATACGGATGACTGGAGCGGTGGCGATGCCGGTGCTGCTCGGGTTACCAGCCAGAAGATCGTCAAGGGGTTACCGCTTCGAGCCGGTGCCGGTAATGCGCCAGCCGGTTTGTTCTGGTCGTTGGATTCTCTAGTTAGAGCTTCTTACGTAGGTAGCACTGCGGTATTCCAGTTTGACGTTATTACTTCGCAGTCGAGCATTCTCTCATCGCAGAGCGTGATTGAGTACGACGGTATTTACTACTGGTGCGGTGTTGACCGCTTCTTGATGTTTAACGGTGTGGTTCGCGAAGTTCCAAACAGCTTGAACCTGAACTGGTTCTTTGACAATCTGAACTACGCTCAGCGCCAGAAAGTCTTCGTGTATAAAGTTCCGCGCTGGGGTGAGATCTGGTGGTGTTACCCGCGTGGTAATGCAACCGAGTGCACTCATGCCGTCATCTACAACGTGCGTGAGCAGACTTGGTACGACACGGAGCTTCCGAACAGCGGTCGTTCTGCTGGTCAGTACGCTCAGGTCTTTAGCTCGCCGCTCGTAGTAGGTGTCATTGATACTGAGACAACGGCTTATCGCGGAACCCAGACTAGCGAACTGCGCGTAACCGAAGACGACCAGCCCCGCATCATCAACGACCCCAAGGGCTACGTGGTGTGGCAGCATGAGTACGGTACCGATGAGATTAACGGCACTCAGATTCGCCCGGTGCAGTCGTTCTTTGAAACAGCGGATATGTCGCTGCTGACTTCTGAGCAACCGCAGAATATGGCGGTTCGCATTGAGTACATGGAGCCAGACTTCATTCTCTCTGGAAACATGACGGTGCAAGTCACAGGTCGTGCAAACGCCAGAGCCGGTGAAGTCACAAGCGATCCGCAAATCATCTATGCAACGCTGACCGACCGCCAGCAGCAGTTGGTGTACTTCCGCGAGATCCGTCGTGAGATGCGATTCCGGTTTGAGAGCAACACGCTGGGCGGTAATTACCAGATGGGTCAGATCATTGCTCACATCGAACCGGCTACGGGTACAGTCCTTGGAGAGAATCCATGAGCCTGCTGACAGACCCGCGCTATCACAAGCTTCAGGACTGGGCTGATTACACAGTCTTTGATCTTGAGGGTTACGGTCCTATTGCTCGGCTTGAGAAAGAGTCTGAGTGGCAGAATTGGGCGGCAGGCATTATTGGTATTAACGGTATCTCGCAGCAAAACCCTCCGTCGCCTTATCAGTTTGATGACTGGCGCGAATGGGCGCTTCGCTTCTATCAAGTTTTGGATTAGGTGAACTATGGCTAACTACTACACTTACGGCACGATCCCGAATGCTGAAGAGACGGTCTATGGGCCTTTGTCTGAAGCTTATGCAGAAGGTGGCGAGGTAGCGGCTCCCAAGATTCCGCCCGGTTTGCAGGCTGCCTTCTTGCGTATGCAGGGAAAGTCTCCTGAGCAGTTGGCTGCAAAAGAGAAAGCTGCTGCTGAGACCCGACCCCAGCGAGAAGTATTATCTAGCCTTCTGCAAAACAATCAGTTTGATTCTGCATTTAAGTATGCCAAGGACAACAACGTACAGAATCTTCTAATTGATCCAACTGAACTGAAAACGCTTCGTGGTCCGTTTAGTAACGATGAAATGAAGTCGTTCTTCAATGCTATGCCTAAGGATTTGATGGGCGAGCAGAAGGAACGCGAAGTTAAATTCACGCCAGATAAGGCGCTTGAGCAATCGTTGCAAGTTGCCCAGATTCCAAAGGAAGGCGCTGCACTTGGGCCGCTTGGAGAGCTTATCGGCTATCCGGATGTTCAGAGAGCATTTGAACCTCAAGAGCTTGTCAAAGAGATGACGGCTTTTGATAAGTTGATTCGCGCCGCTGTCATTGGTGGTGTTGCGTATGCTGGTGGAACTGCGCTTGCCGGTCTTAGTGGTGCTGGTGGAGCTGGTGCTGCGAGTGCTGGCGGAACTGGCGGCGGTCTTTCAAGCGTCAGTAGCGCGGTAAAAAGCGTTCTGGCTATTCCTGAAACAATTGGCATCAAGATTGGCGAGGCTTTGGGTTACAACACGCTAAGCACATTGCAGGCAAAAATGATTGGTAATGCGGTCATTTCTGGCGGCGTTACCGGAGCTAAGGGCGGCGATCTTGGGGACGTTCTTAAGTCTGCGGCAATGGCTGCTGGATTGACTTTTGTTAGTGACAAAGCAATTAAGGCAGTTACAAAAGCAGTTCAAGATAGCGGTCTTCTTAATTCAGCCTCAAAGGCTGGCGACGTTCTTCAGGGTGGAGTTGAAACAATTGACGACGCCACTGCGTCTAATATCACTCAGGGTATTGTAGACAATCTTGATCAAGTAAATGTAATTACAAATACTGGTGGCGCTTTGACAAACGCCGCTACAACATTGACTTCTGTTGCCGCTTCGCAACCTTCGACTAAAGAGCCTGAAGTTAAAGTTGAAACAACTAGGGATCAGGTTGAGGCTCCTCCGTCAGTTGTTGAGCCTCCGTTGTCTCAAGAGCCTCCTGTTGAGGAGCCGCCTCCGGCGGAAGAGGAAGTTAAAGTTGAAACGGAGCGGGATCAATCAACCACTCCAGTTGTAACCGAGCCTACGCCAAAGAGTCCTTTGGATGAAGCGCAACCTGAGGAGCCTAAAGAACCTGAGGAAGAGGTCAAGGTTGAGACTGAGCGTGAGCCTGAAACTCCTCCGGTTGTCACTACTCCAACGAAGCCTCCTCTTGATGAGGTTAAAGTTGAAACGGAGCGTGAGCCTGAGACCCCGCCGGTTGTCACTACTCCAACGAAGCCGCCTCTTGATGAGGTTAAGGTTGAGACTGAGCGTGAGCCTGAAACTCCGCCAGTTGTTACTACTCCGACGAAGCCGCCTCTTGATGAGGTTAAGGTTGAAACGGAGCGTGAGCCTGAGACCCCGCCAGTGGTCACCCCTCCTCCAAAAGACCCGCTTGATGAAGTTGTTATTGAAACAGACAAGCCTGTTAAAGATGACATTATCATTCCGCCAATTGTCGTTCCTCCAACAACTCCAGTTGATCCGGTTAAAGAACCCAAGATCAATAAGCCTGATCCTCTTAAAGATTTGAAGGATAAGTACCTAAACTTAGACAACATTCTTAAATTAATCGGCATGATTGGATCTGCAACTTCAAAGACTCCGAAAGCCCCGACCGGTCCTTCCATTGGTTCTGGCGGCATGGGCGGTGCGTTGCCGAAGTACACCTATACCCGTAAACAACTGAGTCCGGACATGGACTACTACACCTACGGAACTCGTCCTGAAGCGAAGTTCTTTGAGGGTAGTTTCCAGTTAGAGAAGCCGGTACAGCCTCCCCTGTCAGAGCCTGAGTCTCCGCCAGCCAATCCTCCGGGCAATACGGAAGATATGGTGATGGGCGCTCAAGTACTGATCCCAGCTACGGTAGATGGTGTTGAAGGTTATTACACCGATTCAACTAAGCGTACATTTGTCCCTAATCCACCAAAGGCAGATGTGCCAATGGCTACGGGCGGTCTAACCGGTTACGCCAAGGGTGGCTCCAAGAGTTCGCGTTATGTAGATGGTCCCGGCTCGGGACGAGAAGACAAGATCCCGGCTCTTCTGAGCGACGGGGAATACGTGATTGATGCCGAAACGCTGGCCCTGCTGGGGGACGGCTCGACCAAGGAGGGTGCTCGGCGCATGGATCAGTTCCGTGCTAATATCCGGAAGCACAAGGGTCGTGCCCTATCGCGTGGCCGGATTAGTCCAAACGCAAAATCGCCTAGCAAGTACATGGGCGGAGGGTTGACCTAATGAGCTTTTTAGACTTTCTATTTGGGGGCAGCGCTCCTACACCCGGCACTTCAAGCACTAGTACCCAAGTTCAATTGCCAGAGTGGTACAACCAATACACCACTGACATGCTGGGTCGCGCTCAGGGTGTAGCTAACCTTCCGTATGCCCAGTACACCGGGCCGCGTATTGCTGGGTTTACCCCGACAGAGAAGACCGGCTTTGAAATGACTAAGGCAGCGGCTGGCTCATATCAGCCGTTCTTGGGGCAGGCTGGCGAAGCTTTAGCGGGAGCGAGTAAAACCTTCCCTAGTGCTGTTCAGGAGTACATGAACCCATACACCCAGAACGTGGTCGATCAGATCGCGGCGCAGGGTGTGCGCCAGTTACAGGAGAAATATCTCCCGGCTGTGGGGCAGGAGTTCATTCAGGCTGGTCAGTTTAACGTTGGCCCCGGCTCAACTCGTATGGGTGAGTTTGGTGCGCGTGCGTTGCGCGATGTCCAAGAGGCTGTGCTGGGCGAGCAAGCCAAAGCACTTCAAGCTGGGTACGGACAGGCTGCGGACATATTCCAATCTGACGCTGCTCGTAAGGCTCAATTAGCAGGAACGGCTGCGGACATTGCTGGCATGGCTCAGCGGTACGGCTTGACCGGA